GAACGCGTACGAGCTGATTCGAGACTCGATCGGATGCCTCACTGAGATCCAGTGTGGCGAGGTCCCCGCTCAGGGAACCCTCTCGGGCCATGCGCTGATTAGGCGCTTGGTCGGTGAATCCGATCATATCTCGAAGGGAAGAACCTTCGAGATAACGCACAATGCGCTCCGAAATGGCCTGCTGCATATACTGCATGCAGGTCGGTTCGATAGCGATGATGCGCGGAGTCTTGAGCGTCTTTGGCACAGGAACGACCCTGACGGGCAGTTCCGAGCCGGGTTCGAGGATGTCAACGTCGTCAAGGCGGTAGTAATACCGCCAGTTTGGAAGGGCATAATCCCCGTAGGGAAAGACCCTTTCGAGACGACTGGTCCAGGACCGCTGGTCAAACTTCGCGTTTCCGCGAAGTTTGTCTGCGGTTGCCCCCGGGCCATGCTTCGGGACAATGCTCCCTTCGTAGATATCTCTATCTACGCGGGAGAGCACGTCACCGAGCAGTCGGAGCGACATCCGTCTGAACTCTTCATAGAGCGCAGCGGATCTACTCATGTCATTCTCTCTGACATCCTGCTCACACTCGATGTACTTCGACATGGCGGCTTCTACGCGCTCATCTGAGCATGGTAGAAGCATCTTCGAGAAGAACAGCGTAAGCTGTCGTATCGCGAAGATGGAATCCACGTCTGGTACGTCGAGCAATCGACCAGTACCGCGGTCGAACACACGATCGAGGAAACCCCCTAGGAATAGAGGGAGACCAGACTTAAAGGCGAAGCCTTGAAAGTCCAGTCGATCGACCGAACCTCTCTCGAGGGCTTTTTGGAGTCCGCGAGAAAAGGACGGTAGGGTTATCGTTAAGAACGATAACCCCTCATGTTCGAACCGTCTCTCGGCCTTTTTGAGGTCGAGATTGGTGCTGACGCGACATTGGCTGCCCAGATCACTGAGCAACCTCTGCCAGAGGTTCATCAGGCTTTTCACGGCCCCTCCTGATAGAGGTGGTCGTCCTGTCTGATGTACCCTGAACTCCAGAACAGTTAGTTCTCGCCACCCAGCAGCTGGGTTACCTTCGAGCCGGACGAGGCAGTCAGGTACGCCGTAAGGGCGTCCACGATCTGCTTCGCTTCGGTCGTCGTGTAACCGACCGTTGGGACGTCGACGACCAGGTAGGTACTCATGGAGTACTCCACCGAGTTGCCGGCGACGAACGGATCCGCGGCCACCTTGCGGTGAACCAGACGGATCTGTCGGCGAGTCCGCTTACCGTACTGGTGCGACACCTCGAGACGGACGTTTCCGTCGTCCTTGGAGAACGCACCGGTAGAGACACCAGAACTCACACGCGGAAGCGTCTGAGCGACGGCGTTGATGGTAACGGACTGGGGGTCAGAGTATGACATCAGGGGACCTTCTGCAGAGGAGGACACTCTCCGTTCAGGAGAGCGTTTCTTAGACGCGCTGATAAATCAGCGGGTCAGGTGATCGGTGGAATGGACGTCGGCTTCCGGTCATCCCGAAGCCATTTGCTCAAACCTAACGCGGCAAGGATGCCATATTGGTTAGGATTGAGTGACGTGTCATCCACACCGAACCCGTAGGGATTCGCTTTTCTCCGCTGCTGATGCTAAAACCGATGTGGTCATAGCAGTTGGTAGCAGAGAATGATGCCGGGTTTGTACTCGACATCACGATCTCCGTCTCGTACGATTGCTCGTACATGACGTAGCCGTAGCGCATCACAAGCCCTTGGGTTTTGAACGCGTTGATGTTATGAATAACATCACCCGCGTTTGTAAACCAGTCAAGGGCCCAGGACCATGGAGCCAGATTCCAGAGAGTTTCGATATCCGGATTCAGACCGTAAAGTCTGTCCGCCTTGCGGCGGAGGTTATCGAGACTACTCATGACCGTCTTGTCAACCGGGAGGTTGTAGACGAAGGCACCGGAAAACGATTTCCACGTCGTAGATCTCTCGATCACGTCGTAGGTAATCGAATATCGGGCAGAGGGACCTAAAGTCCTCTTTCCGACATCTTTCCACTGCCTCCTGGCTTCCACGGGGGGCCAACCCCACTTACGGCGAACGGTTCGTCCGGAATCTCTAGCAAACTGCTGAAGCAGGTTGTTAAAGTTGCGCGTCGTGTCCCAGAACTGTTTAAGATCTGAGAGCAACGGCGCGAGTCCGAACGCCACGTTCAGGTACTCATCTGCAGCGCGCTTCAGGCCACTTTCCCAAGTGTCCTTGGCGAACTTCAGAGCGTACCCTGGTATCCGTATCCCTTCTCTAGCTAGCTCGGCGAAAGTTACACCGAGATCAACGCTAGATTTGAGAGGGTCGGCCTGTGCAATGCCGGACGCACCAGTTGCATCGAGTACGAAAGTACTCGCTGGAGTTGGAAGACTCCAGAAATTGGTGGCCGTTCCAGATCCGATGATGTTCCAACCCCAATAACCTCGATAGAGGCGGTTTGGGTACCCTGATGTATCAGGGTATGTTGGAGCATAACCGGGCGCGAACGTGCGCTTCCAGTTCTCCAAGTGCCACGGACCTCCAAGGTCGCGTTGGTCACCCTTCTTACGAAGGTGGAAAGGATGTCCTTGTGAGTACATCTTTCCAGTAGAGAACCAGGTGTGGTCAGAGCAATCCTGCCAAGGATTGCCAGTGAGCACACGCGTCGTTGCAGCGTATACAGGGGTGTATACGTAAGGAAACGATCGCCAGCCGTCCACATTGCCTCCTGTTACGGGTAAGATGAGCAGCCCGGCGTCAAGCACC